AGGTCGTTCCCCCCGTCCGGCTTCGGTCGCCCTCCGGGCTCCCTCCGCCGGACGGGGGGAACGCTCCCATCAACCATGTAGCATAATTCTTCCGCCCTTTGGACTCACGATCTCAGAAACGGCGCGGTTGGGTAACCGAACCGCTAATGGATAGAATGCAGTCTAAAGGAGGCATTGAGGGGATCGTGCAGGAGGTAAAGAATCTTCAATTTCAGTTATCTGTCAAATTTAATATCAAAGACTTTCCTAGCCTATTTGAGAAGGGAGAGAGGAAGGCAAATGGCGATCATATAATAAACAGCAAATTGGTTTACGTGCCGCTGCCGAATATTGATGACACTTATTATGACGAACTAGTAGGGTACGGTTGGGACGATAATTATAATGCTGATTGGGAAGTCCATCCTGATGGAGATGGAATTCTTCATCCTTGGCATCCCAAAGAAGTAGATATATTGCTTCTTGTCGATAATGATAAGGATGAGCTTTCGGACGCTCTAACTAAGATTTATGATCGGATGAAAAATGAGAGACAAGGATTGGACAGAAAGATCGACTTGGGAGAATTAGACAAATCTACTCGCAGTGCAGAGATAAGAAAGATCAAAATCAAAGCGAGAGATTCATATATGGCTCTCCTTGATACTTTTTGATCATTTCGTTGCATTTCGGTGGCAAATCGGTGGCAACTTTTTTCCTAGACTATGCCGAAAATGAGGTTTTTGAGGTTTTTACCAACTTGCACAACCCCTTGAATATCAATATATTCTAGGATGTTTCTGGGTTTCCATTTTGGCTTGCCTGTGCTTGACATGGTAGGGGTCGGAGGTTCGAGCCCTCTATCGCCCACCAGTTTGAGCCAATATTTACAGGGGTTTCCAAGGCTTTTCATCTTTTCTTCTCATTCCTGCCATTTTCCCCGTGGCAAATCGGTGGCAAGTTTTATCCGACTTTCGCCTGAACCCCTGCCCCATCGCTTCAAAGTGTAAATCTAGCTTTGCAAGGGTTGTTGGCAGAAAAACGTTGAAATAGTTTTCAGGGCGGGGAACGGCAATGGCAGAACAAAGTGGGCAATATCCATCAATCCACAAAGAAGCTCCCGAACTTACCGAATGCCATTAGAGCGTTGTCTATTTTCTTCAATTTACGGATGTGGAGTTCGCTGTTGTCGTTCTTCCCAACTCCATATCTCTCCGCCATATCGAGGAAGAATGTTTTGTAGGTGACATACTTTGACCACCAATCTCCCGAACTGCATTCCCGCTTGTCAAGCAGCTCGAACGCTTTGTAAACATGTCTATCTGCTATTGGATAATCGGCGGGTCTACAAATATGAAACAGAAATATTCGATAAATGAAACACTTCTCGGAGAACATCGCTTCAGTAACGTTCTTAAATGTGTCCTCGTCAATAGCCTTGTTTCTGAACTCATTTAGGATTTCTAGTTTGTTTAAGACAGGCGTGACCTTCCTGTTTTGCATTTTGTGGGCTATTGTTGGATGGGTTAAGAAACGAGCGTCCTTCCATCTTAGCAGGTTAATTACATTTTCCGATTTCAAAGCCTTGCCCCAGTTGAGTTGCTCAATGTAGTCAATACCGTGCTTAGTTCCGACGACCTTTGGAGGCTTGTTGAGATGTTTTTCATATTGCCTATCCCAATAGTCAATGAAGGTGAGAACATTTTCAGCGTTACGATTTGCGATGATGTGGCGACTCAAAATGAACACAATAGCAATCTCTCATTTCGTTATCAGACTTGCCTCACTGCCATACTACTCGATAAAAACATCTTGGATTATTCGTCCAGTTGGGGTCGCTGAAATAGGTTGAGTCGGCAGGAAGGGCATTGGTTTGGAGCGGATACCAAGAGGAAGTAATCAGATTAGTAGAGGCTTCTACTACGCAAACCATTCCACTTGCCCAGTTGATGTCGAAACAGAATTGGTTTGATTGAATGGCGAAGCTGGTGTCTCCAGATATGTGAGGTCGCCATAATGCTGTCGGAGCACCGCCAAACGTTGATCCCCAACCCGTGGTGCTTGGCAAGTAGTAGATGACACTGTTGGTGTTGAACACATTTAGGCCATTGAGGATGGGGGCGTTGCCTCTAAAGTAGACTCCTTTGAGGTTGGCGCAGAGCACGAATGCATAGTTCCCGATTCTGGTGACGCTGTTGGGAATCATAACGCTCGTAAGACTGGGGCAATAATCAAAAGCACCGTCTCCGATTCTGGTGACGTTGTTGCCAATCCTGACGCTGGTCAGGTTGGTGCATACATCGAACGCATGGTAACCGATGCTCGTGACGCTGCTGGGGATTGTGACGCTGGTCAGGCTGGTGCAGTTTTGGAACGCCTCGTTTCCGATGTTGGTGACGCCGTTGAGAATCGTGACATTCGTCAAACTGGAACAATCTTGAAACGTGTAGTTCCCCATGTTGGTGACGTTGTTGGGGATTATAACGTTGGTCAGATCCGAAGCGGAGAAGGCATAGTCCCCGATGCTCGTAACGCTGCTGGGGATTGAGACGTTGCTCAGACTGGAGCAACCACTGAACGAATCGTTCCCGATGCTTGTAACGCTATTGGGGATCATAATGCTGGTCAGACTGGAGCAATTGACGAACGCATGGCTCCCGATATAGATTACGTTCTTGCCAATAGTTAAATTAGTCAGGCCAGAGCAGTCATAGAACGCACCAAGACTGATGCTGGTGACACTATCTGGGATGATAATGCTGGTCAGGTTGTAGCAGCTATGGAACGCATTTTCCCCAATGTTGGTTACGCTGTTGGGAATAGCGATGCTGGTCAGACTGGAACAGTCTTCAAATACGTAGTTTCCAATGTTGATGACGCCGTTGGGGATTATAACGTTGGTCAGGCCAGAGCACTGAGAGAATGCCCAGTCCTCGATATTGGTAACGTTGTTGGGAATTATAACGCTGGTCAGCCAGATGCAACCATCGAATGCATCGTATCCGATTGTGGTTACGCTGTTGCCGATTGTGACATTGACTAGGTTAGCACAACCAAAGAACGCACTGTACCCGATAAATATGACGCTATTGGGGATTATAACGTTGGTCAGGCTGACGCAACCATTGAATGCCGCCCCTCCGATGGTGGTTACGCTGTTGCCGATTGTTATGTTGGTCAGACTGCCGCACCCATAGAAGGCCTGCAACCCGATATTCGTAACGCTATTAGGGATAATGACGCTGGACACATCGATAGAATCGAACGCATTAGTCCCGATGCTGCTTACCGTTAGATTACTGATTGTGCTTGGAATGTTTACCGCAAGATTAGTTCCCGTATATCCCGTAATCGTAATCGTGCCATCAGCATTGTTTGAATAACTGTATTGCCCCCTCGCTGCTTCAGCACTCGCCATCAACAGAGCCGCCCCAAGTAATCCCAAGCAGCCGGTTCTCGCAATCCTCAATGTCTTCATATTGCTCCCCTGTATTTCCCTACAATTTCTGAAGATGCTACCGTTTCCATCCCCGCCAATCAATTCAATAATCGGGTTTGTTTGTAGCGGAGTTCAAAAAGGGTCTGAAACATTGAAGCTGACGGCAGGGCAATTGAGCCCCACAGAACCCCGTAGGATGCGCCACAATCTCTTCAGGATAGGCAGAGCAAGCCCATTGCCCTCGCCAATGGCTGATAAGCCGCATTGGGCTACCTTGAATACCTTGGCAACCGATGGCGACAGGAGGATGCGTAAGCTGTTCTTCCCCTTCCTGAACCTCAACCATCCCGGATTATCTCCCGGATTCTCAAACCCGCCCAAACAGCCCTTTTCGACAAAGATTTGTAGAAAACCGACAAAGATTTGTAGGGCAATGGGAAATAGCGACAAAGATTTGCAGGTTTGATGTCGCTCCATACAATGAAATGTATGGAGCGGGCGACGGGAATCGAACCCGTGTTACCAGCTTGGAAGGCTGGAGCTTTACCACTAAGCAACACCCGCAATTACCTAATAAATCAACAGATTAGGCCTGTTTTGGCGCTTTGCGGCGCACTTTCTACGGGCCGAGTTTGGTAGAAAGTTTTGTTTTTCTGATTGCACTGCGGCACAAACTCGCGTAGAGTCTCCCTGTATTTCATTTGCATAAACTCTATGGAGGTCTTCATGCCGCTTGAGATTAGATACAAACCTGACGGGACATTCAAGTCAAAATACTGGTATGGCGCTTATGCGATAAACGGCAAGCGGTTCGCGAAGAACCTTGGCGTTGAGATCGCCGGCACTCCCCCGGACTCACTGCGCCACGATGGCAACGCAGCCTTCGAGCGTTCACGCGGTGAGGCAAACGAGAAGCTGAAGCAGTTGGTCGCCGACATGCGCGGCGCTAAATCCTCGGAAGCGCTGGTGCAGGAACTGCACGAAATCAAGTACGGTTCGAAGATCGAAAGTTTCGCGGTTTCCGATCTCGTGAAGGCGTGGGAGACAATGCCGAAAAAACGCCGTATGCTCAATCCAAGATACGCACTGGATGTGAAGGCGACGATTCAGCGGTTCATTGACTTCGTGGGTGAGAAGCATCCTGACGTGAAAGATGCCGGACAGATTGACCGGCGGATCGCCCGCGAGTTTATGGAGTCTGAGGAGGCGCGCGGCCTCTCGGATAAGACGTGGAATGATTCACTCAAGCGCGTCCGCGCAACGTTTCGTTTCCTGCAATCCGAATACGGACTCTGGCGCAATCCTTTCGACGGGCTCCGGATGCACGAGGAAACTCATATCCACCGGAAACCCCTGACTGAACAGCATATGAAGAAACTACTGAAGGCGGCGGCAAAGGATGATTTCTGCCGGCCGTTGATCGTCTGCGGACTGAGCACTGCCATGCGGCTTGGCGATTGTTGCCTGCTGAAATGGTCTGACGTTGATCTGGCTTCGTCCTCCCCCAGTGTGACGGTGAAGACAAGCAAGACCGGTGAGACGGTCTGTATTCCCGTTTACGAGCGTCTGCGCGGGGAACTGATGGCGGCGCGCACGGCGGCAAAGAAGAAGGCCGTTTATGTCTGGCCGGAACAGGCGGCGCTTTATCAGAACGGGCGCGTTCTGGTTTCGCGGAAGCTACGGGTGTTGTTCAGCAAGGCGGTGGGCAAAAAGAACGTGCTGGTTGAACGGAAACACGGAATGGTTGACGCCTCGGTCTTTGACTTTCATTCCCTGCGGACAACTTGGATCACTGAGGCGCTTTCGCGCGGTGTGCCTATCGAGACCGTGAAGCTTGTCAGCGGTCACAAGACCGTTGAGGTCGTTACGACTCATTACTTTCATCCCAGCCGCGATCAGGTGCGCAATGCGCTGACTGGCGCCCTTCCGGTGGCTTTGACCGGCGGTGATGCGAAGCCTGTTGCCCTGCTTGCCGCCGGGCAGGATGCCAAGAAGGCCGCCGAGGGACCCGGCGAGCTTCTCAACAAGGCTTTGAAGGCGTTGGAAGGGATGAAGCCTGATAACTGGACGAAGAAGCGGGAGACCGTTGCAGGGCTCATCCTGCAGGTTCAGCAATGTCTGTCTGCGGCGGTCTCCTGAGATTAAGGAGAACCGATGAGTGATACGACGAGTGACTTGCTTAGGGCGTTTGTGGATTCGAGCGATGATCGCAAGGCTGTGGCGCTTCAAGTCTTACGCGGAGAAGTCACCACATGCCCTTATTTGCGGTCGAAACAGGCCGCCTCTTGTGATGACGTGGGACCTAGTGAAGGACCGCTCCTTATGCGCGTCGGAGAGGCAGCAAAGCACCTGGGTGTGAGCCGGGCGACACTTTGGCGGGCATGTAATGCTGGGAGACTGAAGAGGGTTGAGCTCTTCCATGGGTGTTATCGGCTTCGAAGGATTGACCTTGAGACGCTTGCCGCGAGGTATTCGGACGGGCCGCCTGGATCAATGCGTGGGCGCGTGCGAAAAAAGGCGCAGACGGTGGCGCCTTAAGAGCGCCTATGTTGATTTCCTGTTCTGGAGGGCGCCTGAACGCCCGGAAGAACAGGCGGATTTCAGAAAGTGAGTGGTACGGACCCACCTCCCTACCACTCTGCCATACCAGACCGCGTGCCCACATCGTTTCCGTGTTTCTGGCGGGTGGTCGCCATGCTTTTCAGCACCCCCACGTGTGGTTATCCCGCTGTTCATGGGTGTTTGGGGTTGAAGTCAAAAGCTTTATCATGAGCTTTTTCCCTCCGTTCTGAGTTCCCCGGCCGATAGTGCCACGTTGGCATGGCGTGGTGAGACACCATCTGGTTTCTCCGGGATCCTCCAATTTTGTGCTCCTAGTCATTGTCAGGCACAGACGTATTTCACTTGAAAATGGCGATCCGCATATTTGCAGACGACGAGTTTGTCGTTGTCCATGTCCGGAGGAAGCATATCTGCTCTTTCGAGGATTCTGTCATATGTCATGGTGCATAGATTGGATCGCAGGGATCCTGCTTCTGCAGCCCAACGTTCTTTGCGTTTTCTGTTGCCTGCGAAATCGGAACGTCTTCCGAAGACCAATATTCCGCGGAATATGATTTGGTTATCGCGTAGTCGGTGGTATCTGAAGAGCGGTCCCCAGCGGTCCAGTGCTTCTCGCAGATTGTGGTGTGCCCAAAAAAGCCAGTCGGTTATCTGTTGTCTCGCATCCAGGTAGTCTCGATGGAACTTGTCATCTTTCCGGAACAGTTTCTTGCCTGGCGATTCAATCTCGACGCCAGTGAAGCACAATGTCTGTGAATTGGATGTGACGTATGCAAAGTCTGACTGGAAATCAGCTCCGAGGGCCAATTTTGTTGCGATAATCCCTTCGTACGGTCCATGGTGATAGGTTGCGATTCCGGGGATCAGATATGGCGCTCTTTCTAGAAAGTCCTGTACCGGCGCTTCGGCAACTTTACGGTTCAATAATTTGCGAAATTCCCGAATGGAATCTTCATAACCTCTAGGCCACTTCGGGTTCGTTTTCGATGTGAAGTCCGCCTCTTGCCAAGGATCTTGGAATCTCAATGCAGGATTTGCGAGGCCCCCTCTCATTTTGGCACCGTCCCCTTTCGACTAAGATATGTGTTAGAATGGATATTCCGCATCGTCCGCTGCCGGTGACTTACGGGAATCGGTGGGACGGATGGGAGATTGCCCGGGCTTTGGCGCATGGCCGCGGCCTGCGCGGTTGGTGGCGTTGTCTTCGATGAGGCCGAGTTTCACGAGGCGGGAGGTTATTGCGCCGGTGGTGCGGCCGTGGGCGGCGGCGATATCGGCAATGGATTTGCGTTCGTTGTATGCCTGGATGAGCTGTTCTTCCTCTTGGGGTGTCCACGCCCGCCCCATCTTGGGGCGGTTGGGATCTATGGGACGTGCGGTGGTTTTCACGTTTTCGATGTGCTGGCGGCGCACCATCGCGATCTGCAGCATGGTCTCCATTGCGACGTGGAGGGCGCGGACCGTGTCGGCCTGTTGGTAGGCGCTGTCAGGCGGGAAAGGTTTGCCTGTGGCCGGGTCACGGCCATCGGCGAGTGAACGGATGATTTCTTGTGCGCGGTCGATTTCCATGTCTGATTGATAGCAAAGCGCGGGGGCGAGTGCAAGAACGTGCGATGATCTTGTGAATAGCGCTGATTGCTAAGGCGGCAACCATGATGATTCAGAGACAGTTACAAGCGAGAAGGCTTTCCTGGCGTTGTTTGCGGCCATGAAGTCGTAATATCCGCGAAGCGTTGCTTGTCGTTTGTTTGGACAACGTTGAATCCAGTGGATAGCCAAGCTGGTCGTGGCCCGGCGTATCATCGCCAGATTCAAGGCTGATACAGGATTACGGACGCGGCTACGATCTTCTCCTCCTGTCACATCCAGTCGAAGGTGCAGACCGTTCTCGATTCCCCAATAGCCTCGATCGGCCCGCAACATATATTCTGTAGACATTGGTCTGGAACTGACAAGCCATTCCAATTCTATTTCATCCTTCTTGGCGTCTTTGCGATCAACAAACCGAGTCAAACGTGCCGCCTGTTCCGCGCCGGGAAAGCAGGCTTGCTCAGGAGTGACATCGAACTTCTGCAAACAACGAGCCTCGATGCGACCGCGATTACACTCCACCTGCTGTACCGTATCCGTTGCCTGTTGAGGGGGAAAATACGCTCTTCAAGCCTTGGTGAACCCGTTCCACGCTTTGGCAGATCGTTGGCTGATTGCCCTTCACCGTCAACAGATAGTCCGCTCCGCGTTCCTGGGTGATTATGCGAGCCGTCTTTGTCTGCGTGTGTAACGCATCAGCACCAACCAACATCCCTTCGATCTGCGCACGGCGCAACAGCGTTTGTGCCGCCGGAATCTCGTTGGAACCCTCGGCAACACGTTCCGATCCCAGCCACCGCCCGCTTTTGACGCAGTATGCGCTGACGATCTCAACACCTTGACTATTAAGCAACTCCTTGCCGTCAATAGCTGCATGATCATCGTTTGATGGACGTTTACCCAACACATGATCCTGCCATGCGAGCAACGCCTTTTCCAGCGCGAGACTGTCAACGTGGCTCAACAACTGGAAGAATGTTGTTTCCTTCGGCACACAATACCGTCGGGGATTCCCTCGTCGGGGGAATCTCAACACCTGCATCTGTTCTCGAGTCAGATTCGCTGCAAACGCCGCCAAATCCCGCTGCCCACGATGCACTCCACACAATGCAGCACAAACCGCTACCGTCACCAAACTGGCCACCCGGTAGTCGCCTTCGCGACTGCGCCAATCCGGGATGCTTTCAAAGAAGCGCATCATCCGTCCCATCTCCGCCGCGTCAGCTGGGCACTCCGGTATCTGTCCTGCCTCCAACGCCTGCAACGTCTCAGGCAAATTACGCCCCCGCAGAATCGTGCGAGCCCCGGACCTCAGTTCTTTCACCCACAGCTGTTTCGGACGCTCGTGCTCCACGTAATAGTCTTGTCGGCTTCGCCGGTATCCCTGCGTCTGCCCCAACAATGTCCATCCGCTGGCCTTATAGCACGTGCCTCGGAAGAGTTGACTATCCACAAAACTTTCCGCGATCAAAACCTCATGCCCATACGTCACTTGCCAGTCGACGCACAGTCGTTCCAGGCACAATCTCATCACGCGACTTGCCAGATTCGGCACATGTCTGTTTGCAGGTATTAAGAATCGGCTGTTATTGACCATCAATGTCAGCCGCCGCTGCTTCTGTCGCCGACTCCACCCAATCCAACTCTCTCGATCCTTCAAGTTGAACGCCGCCGCACTCCATGTCAGTAACGCCACCCATTCGCCCTCATACTCAGCAACATATCTCAACTGTTCGCCAACCAACTCCACGCTGTGCAGATAGTGTTCCTCCACAATCAGCCGGTCGAATCGTTGTCTCTCATCCTTTCCGATCAACCTTACAATTACTCCGTCGAGCATCGCTTGCTCGGAGGCCGTCAGATCTGGCTTTTTGTTGTTCTTCATGCAAGGCAGGGTAAGAAAATGCAGAGGGCTTGTCCAGTACTTCTATTTATCTCTCCCCATGTGAATCACTTACAACTGATGACAATCCACCCTATCTTGTGAACCCGCGACGCGAGGTCGCGGGGGTTAGGCGTTTGCAACGATATCGAGGCGGCGGGTCAAGGTTCCGGACGGGAAACTCTTTGGTTTCAACTTCTTCTTGAGAATCTCCCGCATTTGTTTCAGGACTGCCGGGGGTGTCTGGTTATCCGGTTTGATCGTGTAGATCGTGGCTTCTGGCGTCTTTCCGTTGTACCACTCATATCCATCTACGAAGGCTATGATTTGTGCGCCGGGTGTTCGGGAACGGTCGTAGATGCAGAGACCGTGGCCGAGCGTCCAGTCGGGCGGTGTCTTTTGCCATTTGCGCCAGACCAGTTTCATCGTGATTCTCGGGTTCTCTCCCTTATGGACTGGTCATGGCGTAAACCATGTTGCCGACAAATTGGCGGAAGGATTCGTTCTCAACGAACTGTTTGTAGACCTGGGTGTCTTCCTTCAAGAGTAACTGCATGACCTTTGCCAGGGCTTGGTCGTGGGCCATCCGGGCGGTGTGCGGTGTGTTCTCTTTCGCGTTCTGGTAGGCTTTATCAGCTGCGACCTTTGGTGCAATGTCCTCCCTTATCTTCTTAACCACGCGATCGGAATCGGTGAAGAGTGTCCCAAAATGCTCGTTAAATGTCTTGAGGATGTTGCTCAGATTGTCCAAGTCCGGTGTGGGTTTGTAACCGCCAGCGTCTGGCGGGACTGGTTTGATCTCGGCGTCTGCATCCGCCAATGCGAGCGCCATGACTGCCTTCTTCTCGACGCGATAGCTATCCATGTCTATGGCTTCGAGGATGCCTTTGGCAAAGTCCACATCCTTCGGTGCGGGTAGTTTTGGGATCAAGAGGTTTAGCAGAATTGACAGGCATTCCCAGTCGCGGTTGGTTGTTGGCAATATCGAGGCCAGGAAATCGTATGAACGGCAGAATGCCTTTGCCTTACCCTTGAACTGCGCCTGCGCGTCTTCATCGAGCGTTTCCAAATAGACTGCCACACAGGTATCGAGAATTGGGTCGAGTTTGTCCCTTTCTGCATTGGCGAGGAAAAGTTCGACGATCTTCTGGACCTGCTCGGATGAATAGACCTCTACCGCATCCAGTTCTGTCTTCATGTTGTTCAACTTGTTCGGGTCGGTCTCTTCGCTTAGCAATGTCGTTCTGTAGTAATCCTGGAAGGCGAACTTTATCGTTGCGCTGTTGTTCTGAAAATCGAGGACAAAGCAATCGTGCTTTTGCGGGTGCGCACGGTTGATGCGCGATAAGGTCTGCACCGCCTTGATTCCGGAAAGAACCTTGTCCACGTACATCGTATGCAGAAGTGGCTCATCGTAGCCGGTCTGAAACTTGTCGGCACAGATCAGAAAGCGGTATGGATCCTCCTGGATCTTCTCGGCAATGTCACGGCTTGGAAACCCATTGAGGGAGGATTCAGACACCTTGGCCCCGCCATAATCAAACTCGCCTGAGAAAGCCACGATTGCCTGATACGGGCTCTTGCGTTCCAACAGATAGTCCTTGAATGCGTGGTAATACTGCAGGGCACGTTCTATGCCGCTTGTGACCACTATCGCGCGCGCCTGACCCCCGATTTTGTTGGGCGCAAGGACCTGTTCGTGGAAATGGTCCACCATAATCTCCGACTTGAGTTTGATAGCATGGTCATGGCTTTCGACGTAACGGCGCAATTTCTTCTTGGCCTTCTTCTTGTCGAACTTCGGATCTTCTTCGATCTTCTTGACCAGTTTGTAGTAACTGTCCACGGGTGTGTACGCCTTCAACACATCAAGGATGAACTTTTCCTCGATGGCTTGCTTCATCGTGTAGCTGTGGAATGGTATGTGTTTGATCTTGCCTTCGGCATCCGGCGGTTGCGCCTCGCCAAATGTCTCCAGCGTCTTGGGTTTCGGTGTCGCGGTAAAGGCGAAGTAGCTGGCATTCTTGAGCATCTTGCGCGCTTTCATGCGCTTTTCCAATGCCGTGTTCACCGTGTCTTCCGGGTCGCCTTCCTCCTCATCGCCAACAATCGGCCCGCCAAGAGCCTTGCTCATCGCGGCGGAGGTCTTTCCCCCCTGGCTGGAATGTGCCTCGTCGATTAGAATTGCGAATGTCTTGCCACTTTCCGCTGCTATTTCATCGAGGATGAATGGAAACTTCTGGATGGTCGATACAATGATCTTCTTGCCCTCTTCGATGAACTTTTGCAGGTCGCCCGAATGCTCCGCATGGCCGACCGTAGCCCGCACCTGCATGAACTGTTTGATTGTGCGTTGTATCTGGTCATCAAGAAGTCGGCGGTCGGTGACGACGATCACGGAATCGAAGACTTCCTTACCCTTGCGTTTCAAGCCGATGAGTTGATGCGATAGCCACGCGATCGAATTCGACTTGCCACTGCCAGCGGAATGTTGGACGAGGTATCGCTTGCCTGCCCCTTGAGAACGTATCTCGGCCAGAGCCTTGCGGACTACGACGAGTTGGTGGTAGCGCGGGAACACCTGTTTCGGCTTTTTCTTGCCCGTTTTGGCGTTCTTCTCTTCGACGATCTGCGCATAGTTCTCAAGAATATCGGTGAGGCCAGCCGGTGTGAGGGCCTCCTTCCAGAGATAATCGGTCTTGAGGCCATTCGGGTTGGGCGGATTACCTGCGCCGTCATTATATCCCTGATTGAACGGCAGAAACCATGACGCCTTGCCTTTCAATTCGGTGCACATACGCACCTCGGCGTCGTCCACCGCGAAATGCACTACGCAACGACCAAAACCAAAGAGCGTCTCGCGCGGATCGCGGTCGCGTTTGTATTGCTGGATGGCATCCTCGACGGTCTGTTTTGTTAGGCTGTTCTTCAATTCAAACGTCGCGATTGGCAGTCCATTTATGAATATGCACAGGTCCAATGCCCGTCGCGTCTCATCCATGCTGTAGGCGAGTTGACGGGTGATCACAAAACGGTTTTGGGCGTGCAATGCCGCCGCCTTTGCATTGCCCTCTGATGGCGTGCCGTAGAAGAGATCGAAATGCCCGGCGGGATGGTGGTCAATTCCCTTTCGAAGAACGTCTATGATGCCGCGCTTGCCGATCTCGGATGAGATGCGGGCAAGGAATTTGAGACGGTTGATGTCCTTGGCGTTTGTATAACTGCCGAGGCCAATTTTGGCGACTGCCTGCGGTTGAGTGGCATTGAGGAACGTGAAGAGTTGAGGGGCGTCTATTGAATTTGCCCTGTCGAAGTCTTTGGCGCAGCCGGCGAAGTAGCCGGTGCCTCCCGCCTTTTGGGCGGCGATTGCCTCTGGTGTCTCCGCCACGACAAGCGATGGAACATCAATTCCATCCGTCCCCGTCATGTGGCGCATGATCAGGGTTTCAAGGCCCTTCTCGCTTGTGTCAGTGGGAGACATACCATTATGCCGGATTCGATGCCATTAACTGGCACTTCGTGAGCGTGTCCCATGCAATGCCGATCTGTTCCGGCGTGAACATGCGTTTGCGCTTGCTCCAAGCATAAGTCTTTTTGACGCACTCTTCCTTATTCGCCGCCTTCTCACGGGTGGCAACCCAGTGGACGGTTGACAAGAGTTCCATTCCGAATGGCGTCTCAAATCCGGCTATTATTTCCGAGACTCGACCCACCCGGATTTGTGTTATCGGGTTCTGAACCAACATCGCTTCGGCCTCCTTAAGTGCGCCTTCCTGCAATTCTATGACCTTGTCCGGAGAATCTTTCCCGTCCCCGTAGCCGGAAATAAAGTGGCCATCGAGCAATGTCAGAACATGCCGCAGATTCTGGGCATAGGGTCCGTATGGTCCTTTTGCCCATCGCAGTTTAAGCGGTTCACCTGTTTCTGAGAGGAAATACATGAGTTTGTGTATCTCAAGGAGTGAGACGCCAACATCCATCAATGCGTCCAGATACCGTGCCATCAGACCCAGCAATGCTGCTCTGCCCACTGTCATTTCTGGTCGTTCGGTTCTGTTGACCATCACCTCGGCTGCCGGTGTTGCTTCCGGTTCGAACAAGTACACTTGAATGTCCCCGATTGCGGACAAAGCCTTTTCAATCAGAGGCCGCACCTCTTTCCAGTTCAGGCCGCCCAAACCGCAACCCAAGGGTGGCAATGCGACAGACCGGATCTTGTACTTGGAAAGGACTTGAACCAAATCGACCAATCCTGCCTGGATATCCTCGATTCGGCTCTTGCCCTTCCAGTGGCGTTTGGTCGGGAAATTGATGATGACGCGGGGATTCTCCAGGCTGTTCAGATCGTGTATGAACATCTTTCCCGGATGGACCTCTTTGTGAGCGCAGGCTTTCTTGTACGCTGTGTAGTTCTCAGGAAAAGCCTTTCGAAACTGGAGCGCGACGCCCCGGCCCATGATCCCCACGCAATTGACTGTGTTGACCAGCGCCTCGGCATCCTGTTTCAGAACGTCGCCATGTGTGGTTGTGATCATTGTCTTTGCCGCTTAATGTGCCATTAGTAATACCAGTTCTTTTCCACGGATACAAGAGGCTTGTGATGCGCATTTTGTAATATGCTCTGGACTTGCGCTTCGACCCTCGCATCATGGACGCCGACATTCTGGATGAGTGACCACGGGAAAGATTTGTGCATAAGAAACTCAGCCTGTTTTCCTTCCTTGATTGTTTCTTTGCGAAAGTCCTGTGCATGTACTGCATTCCAATCTATCTCCGTCAGTTGGGTCGGGTTGTTGAAAAAATCAGCGTACACGGTGCCCGCGTTTCTGTCCGAGAAAGCCCATTGCCGGCCATTCAATCCCGCCCATGTTACCGCGTTTTGGAAACTTGCCTGAAGATGCAGGATCGGCGACTGCCCGCCTTTGTAATCGAGATTCGGATGATTCCCTTTGTATAATAGGAACAGCATTATCGAACGCGGACAGAAATAGAAAGGAACGTAGTCACCGACCTTGGTGCCTGGGTGGCACTTGACCTCCAGCGAAAGCAGGCGTCTCTCCTTTATTGCTGTCATACCGACCCGAAGATTTCCAAGGTTCCGGGCCAATCGCTCGGCATCCGACCAGATCACATCCTCCGCCAGAATCGAGGCGAGATTCTCCACATGCGTGATGTGGTAGATCATCGGATTGTTCGGAGGGTTACTCATTCGACCTCCTCGGTACTGAGTTCAGCGTCCTCTGTCAATTCGGCGGTTTCCGGCGCGGCTTCGTCGGGCAACTTTGCCGCCGCCTCGCGCACGTCGAGTTTGCCGGTCACAACATCGGCGACGAGGCGGGTGCGGTATTCTCGTAGCAATTCGATCTCTTTTTCGAGGCGGGCGATGGCATGATCAAGGTTGGCGGTCTCATCTTGAATATACCTGCAAATCGCCTGCTGTTCTTCGATTGGCAAGGACAGATTGGGCATCTGTTTGAAGTTCTGCCAATACAAGCGGTTGCGATCTGAGACTATACCTGTTGAGTATCTGTTGACCTGTTGTTTGTATACTGCGGTTCGGAAAAGAAACTCATAGAACCGCGGTTCTATCCCTTGTCGCGCTTGGATTACAACGTAAGCAGGACTGACGAGGCCGTCCTCTGGACAGACGCCAATGGCACCCTGCCACATTCGCATCGTATTGTAAGCCAAGTCGCCCTTGCGAACGAGTTTGTACTTGGTGTGGTCCGCAATCAAGCGTTTGCGCCGGCCAAACTGGTCATTTGCTTGGGCAGTGACACCGGAGTGGAGGGAGACTTGCAGAATTGGCAAACCCGGGATCCCTTCCTCAACTCTGTGTGAGAACAGGGCCATGTTGCGTGCAATTCGCCAATGTTTTGGAATCTCCTCGAGCCATGGGATGCCGGAAGTTTTGTGTGGGACCTTTGGATCGAGGCCTCGTGTGACGGCTCTGTGGATGATCCCGTTTTTCTGTTCATCGAGAAAGGAGATCACTTTGCGCTTGGCGTGGAGTGCCCGCTTTAATCGGGCGTTCGCCCAGTCCAGAAACCGCACGATGGCATCTTGCTCAGAGACCGATGGAAGTGGCAGTGGCATATTCGCGAACTTTTCGCCATTGACATTGTCAATTGTGGACGAGATGGCGTTTAGTCGGATGAAGTCCGCGAAGGTTGGTGTCTTAGTGAAGTGAAAGAGGAAATCGGAATTCGTCTTTGGTGCGGGTACAAAGCGTACGAGGTACCCCGCATATGCGCATGGCCCATGTTCTTCTGGGCGGTAGCGTAGTGATCTTCCTATTGTTCCGCTACGGGATAGGAGTACATCGCCGTCAGATAACATGTAATCCCGCGCCTTGTTCTCTTCAACGAATACGCCTCCGCGGCGGAGCATGCCATCCTCTGTGATATCGGTTGTTCTAAGAAAACGGACCCCAGTTTCCACATAGTTGGATGCCGAGATGTTCGCGCCGTATAACGCTGACCGAGAACATAGGCGCTTTAATGCTCGGATTCCCCAATGGGTTGGTACCTTACCAAGCCACGGCAGGTCCGACTCCTTGTATTTTGGATACGATTTGAGATCGGCGATCATTTTCGGGGCACCTTCAGAATTCCATCCAAGAATCCCTCGGTTTCCTTTTCGGCGGTTAGTATGTCGGCGCTGATCTGTTCGAGAGTTCGTAATGGCTGCGGTTTGTAGAAATGGCGGGTGAAGCTCACCTCGTAGCCGACCTTTGTTGCGCCTGCCTTGATCCATGCGTCTGGGGTGTAGGGCAGAACCTCACGGCGGATAAACGCCTCAATCCCGCCTTCTTCTAGTAGCGGCACCTGTTCTGTGTCGCGCAGATCCGAATCCGGTTCGTACTCCACAATGGCCGGTTTGCCGTCAATCTTCTGCTCGTACATGCCGTTTATTGGGTCGGCCTTTACCTTGCCGGGTTTGTGCCTCTTGGCGATGACCGGCGGCGCGGTCTCGACGCGCCAGCTAACGGCTTTGAGAATGATTTTCAAGTCTGATGCGGAAATGTCGATTTCCTCTTTCTCGATTGCTTCATTCATGTTTTGGCGAAAGACGTTGTGATCTTCGAAGAGTTTGTCGCCGAGTTCATCGCGCAATTTCGTGGCGACTTCTACAAGTCGGCCGTCGCGTGCCCAGGTCTTGGGGTCGAGCAACTTCTTTTTCTTCTTCTCGGGCAGACCCTTCTTGGCGGGACCCTCTTCCTCTTCGTCGCCTTCTTGGTCGGCGTCGCTCCATTCTTCGAGGCGCTTCTCCAATTTGTCCGATATCTTTGTGAACTTGTTAAAGAGATCGTCCCCGAACTCGTCATAGAGTGCGGCGCGCAATTCTTCGTCGCCTGAGGCGAAGTGTAGCGTGGCAATGGCCTTGAGTGTAAGTTGGCTGTGCAGGCGCAGCGGGCGTTCAACCGTGACCTTCCAGTAACCAAAGGCGGCGTTCTGGAATATCTTGGATTCAGGCGTCTCCTTGAAATCCAGGAAGGTGCGGCTGATTCGCTCGATGTCTTCGGGCGAAAGTTCGCAGTTCTTCTTGCCGAGATTCTTTCGCAAAGGTTTGAACCATTGGGTGGCGTCGATCAATTGCACCTTGCCCTTGCGGTTGGCGGGCTTTTTGTTGGAGAGCACCCAGATGTAGGTTGCGATGCCGGTATTGTAAAACATGTTCAGCGGTAGGGCGACGATGGCTTCCAGCCAGTCGTTCTCTATAATCCAGCGGCGGATATTGCTCTCGCCCTGGCCTGCGTCGCCTGTAAACAACGACGAGCCGTTGTGCACCTCGGCAATGCGGCTTCCGAGTTTCGATTCATGATTCATCTTCGACGCCATGTTGGCGAGAAAGAGCATCTGTCCATCGCTTGAACGTGTTACAAGTGACATTTCCTCGCCCTTGTGCATCACCTTGAAACGCGGGTCACGCATGTCCTCTTTGCCGCCCATCAACTCAAGGTCCTTCTTCCAGCTCTTCCCGTAGGGCGGGTTTGACATCATGAAGTCGAAGAGCATGGCGGGGAAAGCGTCGTGCACGAGGGTGGACCATTCGGCACCGCCGACGATGTGGTCGGCGCTTTCGCCCTCACCTTTGAGTAGCATATCGGCCTTGCAGATGGCGTAGGTCTCGGGGTTGATTTCCTGGCCGTAAAGTTCGGTGGTTATCTGTTGGCCGCGCGCGGTGACGAGGTTCAACAGTGTTTCCTCGCCAACAGTCATCATGCCGCCGGTGCCAAGGGCGCCATCATAAAGCAGGTAATGGCCGGAGCGGATTGAAGCGACGATGGGGAGAAAGATAAGGTTCGCCATCAGTTTGACGGCGTCGCGGGGTGTCCAGTGTTCGCCGGCCTCCTCGTTGTTGTCTTCGTTGAACTTACGAACCAGTTCCTCGAAGATCGTGCCCATTGCGTGGTTGTCAGTGCCAGCCGGGGAAAGATCAATGTCGGGATCGAGGAACTTGTTGATCAATGTTGCCAGTGCATCGGCCTTCGAGAGTGTGGAGAGCTGGTTGCGGAACTTGAAGTTTTCAATGATATCCTGAACGTTCGGCGAGAAGCCGTTGAGGTAATCCTCAAAATCGGCAAGCAACTGTTGCTGGCTTCCGCGCGACTTGAGGTCGCGCAGGGCGAATCGTGATGTATTGTAGAACGCCTGACGTGCAGCGTCAGCGAGTGCGGCGCGCTGTTCTGTAATGCCGCTCTTGTCGAGCATCGCCTTTGTTTCGAGAACTGCCTTCTTGGTCGGTTCCAACACCGCATCCATGCGTCGAATTACGCACATCGGCAGGATCACGTCCGGATACTTGCCGCGTTTGAAGAGATCGCGCAGAACGTCGTCAGCGATTCCCCAGATGAAAGAGACAATCCTGTTGTGCGTTGATTGGTCCATTATCGCTCGGTCCTTCCGGTTCTTCTCTGTGGTTACCAAAACATTCGGTAGTTGTCAAAACTCTGGCAGGGAGTGAGTGGTTTGTCAACTTGGTTGGGCGAGACTTTCTTCGAGTTATCCTGCCTACTTTCTGGGTCTTGGAGTTCTTTCGCATAATCTGGGTCTGTTGGTTTTGGATCTCCCAAGACTTGGTTTCTTCTTAAAGGAAGTGGTCAATTGAGAACCCTTTGGCACCGCATTGGGTTGCTAGTCCAAATGGGGCAACCTGAAAAATGGGTTGACATTCCAACCGCGCAGAGGATAGCACTGGTATGACAGTTCTCTTTTGTCGCTGTTTTGTAGCACAATATACCACTGCGTAACACTTGGTAACACTTTAGAGCATGTGTTCGCAAGAATGCGAGTGACACGCCGTAATGCCTTGTGCAAACCTTTGCTTGACAATTAAGACCACTTTGGGTAGTTTCGCAGAGAAAGTGAAATAGGAGGCAAGAATGTTTAAGTTCGAAAAATTCGATGCGATAGGAGGGAGTTACGCGCCGAGGATTTCTATACGAAACAATGGCGTTATCGGCTTTTCGCAGGGGGCCCTTCGCGCCTTCAAGCTGGATTCTGGAATTTGGTTCGCTGAACTCTATTTCGACAAAGACACAAAGACCATTGGGATCAAACCGACCAGCGATCCCACTGTGCCGGGGGTTGCTAAAATCAACCGGCGCGATGTGAAGGCGAAAGGCGGACGGGTGAATCAGACCGCATCCATCGCCTGCCGAGCTTTTCTTGATTACTTCGGTATTTCGTTTCGGGAGAAGTCCATGTCTTACGTTCCCCGTTGGGACGAGGATAACAAGATGATCCTGGTTGATGTCAGCAAAGCGAAAGAATGTGCCGCAGAGCAGAAATGATTGACATAGCTTAGTGTAGCGGCGTGGTGCCGTTACTCACATAGGGAAAGGAGGAATGGGTAAATATGAATGCGATGGATAGTCCTATAAACAACAAGAAGCTGTGGTGATTTCAGCACCAACAGCTTCTTGGCACCGAGCGTGAAGCCCGGCGGATAAAAGATTGCATAATCACAATACTCCAATGGGCTTCATGCCGTCAACGTAAACTTTAGGCGCAGTCGTTTTGCGCCGAAAGGAGGCACCGTGAAAGGTGACTACGAAGTCGCCCCAGCGGGTGACGGCCGGTGGAAGGTCCAGCAGCACGGAAGTGATCGAGCCGTAAAGGTTCACGAGCGACAGGACGTCGCTTGGGAACAATGTCGCGACTTGGCACGTTCGGCACGTGTGGAAGCGTTTCTTAAGAACCGTGGTGGAGAGGTTCGAGAACGCAACACGTATGGACCAGACCACTGCCCACCGAGGGGCTAATAATACGGACGGCGCTGGTGCAAAATGTCACCAGCGCCGTTTTTTTTTGGCATGCCTTGTGGCATGACAGAAGCACATAAAGGAGACTGATTATGTCTGCAGACATTAGAAAGGCGTTTTCGCACGCCGAAGAACTGACGAAGTTTCATCCGGAAACGCTTGCTGCGTTTCTTGGACAATATCCGGAGTACCTCTCGGCCAGAGGAATCACACTGCCGGACCATGCTACCGCTGAGACCATGCCGTGGGGCCGGTTGCCCGATCTTTTTATGCGCGTGGTTGAGGGCGAAACCCCGCCGGACTTGATTCAGGACATCGTTCTGATTGCCGAATTGGGCAAGCCGTCCGGGCATGATAAGTTGAAGGCTGAGTTGGCGCATCGCGATGTCGTAGTTGCGGAAATCAAGGGACGCACTCTGCACGACTTCGCGATGCGGGTGTGCCTTTTGAATCGGCGGTTGTTGGAGAGTGCCCATTCGCGCGTGATCTTGCAGCGGCAGCGGGCGTTTGATTACTACCCGCCGGCGCAGGGCATCACGGAAGTGGATCTGCTTTCCCCCAAGGATGCTAACTACAGAGCGCTGGAGAAGACTCTGGCGGTCTGGTTTCATGGCGGCGACATGGGGAAAAGTGCGACTGTGATCCCTTACGATTTCGGACACGAAATCTGGTTCCTTGTCCGGCATGGCAGCAAGACAGAAATGTTTAGCGACATGAAGGATGACGGAAGGATCGACATTCACTTCATCCGGCAGTTGCAATATGACGTGATCGTCTTCAATCGGAAGTACTGCGAACTGAAGGTGAAGGCAGCGCCCAAGTTGCATCCCAGTTACAAGTACCACTTTGGGTTGCTCTTGACTGGCGATTCAACTTTCTTCGGTGACCGGGAGGTATTCAACCTGGAACGGTTGCGGCATTTCGGGCATAGGCATGCACCGTGGCAAACGACGCCGGGCGCGGTTTGCGACGGACTGCGTGAGATCGAATACAGCATCCGGATGGCGGCTGATCGGATCGATGGACGCCGTTGCCGGTCATGTCTTACGCGTACGCTTCTGCCAGGGGAATTGCTGGTGCCGGATTATGCCGAGCGTGTTGAGCATGCGATCTTTGGCATCAGTTTCGGTGATGCCGGCAAACCGCGGCCCGTGCGTGTTTCGGCAGGACGACGAGCGAATTACTGTCGGGACAGCGACTCGACCGCGCTCGAGGATTTGCTGAGGGCGAACGGTTTTATGATGAGCAAGGAGATCATACGTCGTGCAGCAGCAGCCTAAGAACATCTGGGCGGCGATTGAGAAGTTGGCTTATGTCCCTGCCACGCGTGCCGATTGGCGCGCGTGCGCAGGGGCAGATGCCCTCTTTATCGATGACTACCTGATCGAAACCGGTGCATCTGCGGTGAGTATTCCCGGACCAGACGGGGCGCGCTGGCAGGTTTCGGAATCAGGGGGCGTGTACAAGGCGGGGCCGGACTCCGAGGATGACGGCTTGGCCTTGGAGGAGTTGACCCTTCTCAAGCGTGACGCCATGGAGGTCGAGTTGGACAGGGTTGAATTGGCCTCAACCATCTTCTCGGTTCTTGGTTCTGAGGCTAGTTCACCTTTGGAAGTTTGCGAGTATCCCGTGCTGGATGGTTCTTTGGTTGTTGAGGGTTTACGTGTCCGTATCGGGCTTATGATGGCGCCTGGCATCGGTGGTCAGGAATCCTGCGTTGATCGATGGTTTCTCGGTGGGTCTGGCTCCCCTGTGCTCTTGACGCCAAAACATAATGAACGCATCGCGAAGGCTTGTGGTACGCGTCGGATCATGTACTGGGCGTTGGAAGACTTGCTGATCAAAGATGGGCAGAATTTGGGATGCGATGTTGCGCTCGGCGCACGGATTACGTCGTCGCCCCTCTTTCGTGACGTCTTTGGAACGAGTGTGGAAGCGGATCGGCGACGGGAAGATGTTCCTTCCGGCGGGAAAGGAACTGTGGCTTCCTTTAGTTTGCGATGTCGAGGGACGAAGTCGTATCGAACGAAGAACGTGAAGCGAAAGATGCGGCTGTGGGCAATTCGGTTCCGTGGTCCCGAATTCGACCTACCGAATGTCGTGGGTTCTGAGTACTTGGTTCACCTGCTGTTGCACTGTAAGAAAGACCTGCGACCTGACGCGCTGATCACCGCTATCGAGGGTTCGTGCGTTTCCACAGTCTCGGACGGGGAGGCCAATGATGTGATGTTCAACAATGAGGGACAACTCCAGGTTGCCCTTCAATGGCAGCCAGATTCGGGACAGGACATTCTAGATGAGTCTGAGATCAGGCGCTACGAAGGCATGATCAGGGATGTTGAAATTGCGCTGCGCGAGGGTAAAGACGATCCCAGTTTGGCGAAGGATCGTGATGTTCTCGAGGTGAAGCGTGACGAATTATTGGCCTTCCTGGTTGAGCACACGAAGCCGGGGCCTGATGGGCGGCGACTGGCAAAGCGTTTCCCGAACGACGCATTCGCACGGCAATCGAATCTTTTGGGGAAGCACCTGCGTAAGGTTTTGAAGTGCATTCAGATGAACGACGCGGAGTTATGGAAGCATCTGAATGACAAGGATGTTCTTCGCTACGGTGAGATCAACCGTTATTCGCCGACGAAAGGCATAGTGTGGCAGGAGATTTCAGAATGATGAGTTAAGGAACGACTTCTTCCCGATGGGAACGACCTGTTCCCGCCTCTTCCTTTGAGGCGGGACGAACGAAGAGGCGTCCAGCCGAAAGCTGGGCGCCTTTTTTTTGTGCCCAGCCGAAACAACGGAAGGAGTTTTGGCATGGACGAGAAGGTACGAGCAGGACGGAAGAACAAAAGAGACTGTTGGTTTCAACAGAACCTGGATCTAGCCCGCGAAGGCGACGAGGCCGCAATTCACATTCTCTGGGTTGATTACCACATCGATTACCAGAAGGAGGGTGGCGGTTATGAGTGATTTGACTGGTGAACTCCTGGCCGCAGTAGTTGCGGCGACTCCTGAGCGCAAAGCGGCAGTACTGAAGATCTTGCGCGGTGAGCCGACAATCGCCGATGCGGACACCCTTCGGCGGTTCTCAGGGCAGGCCGAACCATTCCTGACCCTTCGAGAGGTCGCGCGGCGACTGAACGTGAGTTCGTGTTCGCTTTGGCGCTGGGGCGTGCCTGGTCATGCACTGGGTGGCCGGCGACGATTCCGGATGAGCGAGGTGGAGGCGTACCTGGCGAGTGATGAGTTCAAGAAGAGGACTGAGTTGTTGAGGGAGGATCGCGAGGAGGTGAAATCAACGGGCAAGAAATAGGAAGTCGGACTGAGAGGACATTTCGGACAAATCGGATAAATGATGAAATCGAAAACCAAGAATAGTGAGGACTGAACATGGAAATGAATGAGAAGAAGACATACGGAATATTGTGGGAGAAATGGCTGTGCGGGTTCGCAACGATCATGTGGGTTTTGGCCACCTATCTTGCCGTGTTGGCCGGCGTGGTTTGGCTGGCTCGGCATATGGCTTGGGGGACACCGCACGAGGCCTGGGCGACCGCTGTCTTCGCCGTGATCTTGTGCAGTGGATTCCACTGGATACTCTTCACGGCGGTGGAACACGGGCAGATCAAACGGATGAACGAAAAACAGAGGGACTACTAGATCGTAGAGGTCGGAAGTCCGAGATCAGAAATCAGATAATCAAAGGAAATTACTATGGCGATTCTACAGCAACCAGTAGTTGGTGGGAACGTGTTTGCGGAACAGATCGGTGACGATCTGGCTCCGGCGGGTACGTTCGTGGCGACGGTGATAGACATCGTCGATGAGTTCGGGGTCCAGCGTACCAAGTTTCAATCGACCGAAATTGAGACCGTGGACCTTACGACCTTCCTGTTCGGATTCCGGGATGCACAAGGGTTTGAGCATCGGGTTTCAAGCAGGCGCATGAAGATCAGCGGGAACGAAAAGGCGACCTTGTTCGGGTTCCTCAAGAGCCTGCTTGGACGCGCACCCCAGTTCGGCTGGGATTACATGGCGGTCAAGGGACAGCAATGCCTTTTGACGGTCGAGCATATCCAGCGGCGCGACGGGACCGGCGTATTCGCCGGGATCGCGGCGCTGAGTCCGGTGCCCCAAAGCATGGGCGCGGGACCGCAGGTGCCGTTGGCAGTTCAGCCAGTGGCGGGCGCACGGCCTGCAGCCGCTCCGGCCCAGCCGGGCGGCGTTCGACCGATGGCGCGGCCTACACCAGCCGTAAGGACTGGCGCGCCGAGTGTTGCGCCGGCGAATGATCCGATTCCGTTCTAGGAATGGGACTGATGGGATGCATGGGAATTATGGCGGGCGCGGCCTAAGGGCCGCCCCGCCGGACCGGGAGACTTCTTATGGCTGTACTCACAAAGAACATGATTAAGGCGGGGCATTGGTACAAAGCCGATGGAACCCCTGCGCACCGGATCGCTACTGCGGACGGTGCGGGCGAACGGATTACCACGATCAGGGATGCGAAGCGACTGGGACTTTACCCCAGTGTGACAAGTATCTTGAGCGTTTTGGCGAAGCCGGGGCTGGAGACCTGGAAGTTGAACCAGATGGCGTTGGCAACGCTCCGCACGCCGAAGGCGGCGGAGGAAGGTGAAGACTACTGGTGCAACCGTGTCCGTAATGCTGCCTTCGAACAGGTAGAGGAAGCGGCGGACCTGGGTGGAATGATTCATGGTGCTCTGGAGGCGGCGATGGCTGGTGAGCCATTCGACCCCTCCCTTTCGGTTTACGTGGATCCGGTGCTGGCTTGGAAGGAAAAGACGGGCATCCTGATTCTTGATCGCGAGGCGCGACTGGTGAACACGGCGCACGGGTTCGCCGGCACGGCGGACGTTCTCTTCCGGTACGGAGAGAACGGCATCGGCATCTTGGACTACAAGACGAGGAAGACTCAACCAGGTAAACCGGTTGGGGCTTACGAGGATCAGGCCATGCAGTTGGCGGCGTATGCCGCGACGTACTGGGGCGAGGAGAATATCGGTCGGGTTTTGGCGGCCAATGTCTTCATCAGTTCGACGGAACCGGGCCGGATGGAAGTTGTGAAGCATGCGCATCCGGAGAAGGACTGGGATGCGTTCACGAGGCTGGCTGAGATTTGGCGGTACATCAAAGGTTACGATCCGAGGGCGAAGGCTGCGTGAATTTGCCCAAGGCAAAACGGGTGACACCGAAGCAATGGGCCGACGGTAACGTCGGGCCCGTTGTCGGTGTTGATTTTGAAACCTTCTATTCCTCGACGTACTCGGTCAGTCAAATGGGCAATTGGGCTTACTGCCAAGATGGACGGTTTGATGCTTGGGCCGTCAGCGTTTCGGACGGTGAGCGGACCTGTGTTTGTGCACCGGAGGAATTTCCCTGGGAGACTATTAACGGGCGGGAATGGGTCAGCCATAACCGGGAGTTTGACGAAGGGGTGTACAGAAGGCTTGGAGAGTTGGGCGTCATCAACGGCTCGGCAGGGACGCCTCGCCCTACCAAATGGCACTGTTCTGCGGCTTTGTGCGCGTTTCTCCAGTTGCCGCGTGATCTGGCGGGCGCTGTCCGTGCGGTGTTTGGGATTGAGTTAGACAAGAGCCAGCGAAAGCGGGCGAAGGGTCGTGACTGCGGACCTGACCTGTTCGGGCAATCCGAAGAGGGCGCGGCGTATGCGGCGACCGATGCAGAAATGACTCTCGCTCTTTGGACGGAGTTGCAGAAGTACTGGCCAGCACACGAACGGCAATTGTTCGACCTTACGTCTGACATGGGGCGGCGTGGTTTGTGTGTTGATTGGGATTACATCGAGGCCAACCTTGCTGACCTGAATGAAACAGTGACGGCGGTTTCCGCCGTCCTGCCCTGGAAGCCTGCGCTTTCAATTCCTAAATTCGAGGAGGCGTGCGTGGCGATCGGGACACCGCCGCCGCGGTCCACTTCTGCCAGCGATCCTGATTTCATGACCTGGGTGAAAGAACAGATACGAAGTGAGGCGGTGACTTGGGCGCGACACATGCAGCGGATACGTTCGGCGAACCGGACCGCGAAGGTCTTGGACGGCATGCGACTTAGGAGAATGCCGGATTCGCGGATGGCGTATGAACTCAAATACTTCGGTGCGAGTACAGGGCGGTGGTCGGGTGGCGGTGGGTTGAACATGCAGAACTACAACCGCAAGCCGGCGGAGGGCGTTGACCTGCGCCGGTGCATTGTTGCGCCGCCGGGTTACTGGTTGGCGGTAGTGGATTATTCGCAGATCGAGAGTCGGGTTCTGCTCTTCCTGGCTGGCGACGTGGAGACGCTGGAGATGTTCCGGGCGAATCCTGAGGCGGATGCCTACGAGATTCATGCGCGGGCGACGATGGGCTTCTCTGAGGCTGAATCTTTGCGCGATTACTGTCTGCAGACCGGATCGGGATTGCGGCAGTTGGCAAAGGCGCGTGTTCTCGGGCTTGGGTTCGGTTGCGGTGCCAAACGGTTCGTTGAGGTCGCCAAGGTCATGGCCGGACTGGAGATCGGCGAAGGAGAATCCGAGCGGATCGTTCGGGAATTTCGGGAGTCGAATCCGAAGATCGTGACCTTGTGGCAGAGTCTCAACGATGCCTGCGCTTCCTGCGATGGTGGCAACTACCTTCTCCCTCTCCCCTGCACTCAGATTAACCCGGAGCTGGGCCGTTACCTCATCTACCGTGATGTGAAGGCCGATGAAGACGGCCTTGACTGCACGGTTTGCGGCGACCGTATCAAGGTTTACGGCGGGTTGCTGGCGGAGAACTGGACACAGGCGACAGCCAGGGATGTTCTGGCTTCGGCCTGGTTGCGGTGCGATGCGCAGGGATTCCGGCCGGTTTTGAGCGTGCATGATGAATTGGTCTTTGAGGTGCCGGAGGCATCCGCCGAAGAGGATCTGAGGCGGATTGTCGGGATTTTCGAGGAGTCCGTACCGTGGGCGGCGGGTTTACCGCTGCGGGCGGACGGGAAGCTTTGTTCGATGTATGGCAAATAGGACGGGAGGTTGATTCCTATGTTCATTCAAGAAATCAGAAGACTTTATCCGGAAATTGAAGAGCGGCGAAAGTTGGCTTTGGCAAGAGTTGCAAAGCGGGCATGTTTGACTCGGAGTCAGAGATACCCTCATGGCTGCGGTCGGAATGAACGTGGGCGATTGGATCATGCCCAGGCGCGTTATTGGGTTCTACGAAGTCCGCGGGGCCTCGTTTTCAGTTTCATGAATCTGGGGGAATGGGCGCGGCGAAATCAAACTCTTTTCTCCGATGTCGCACCGGCAAGTCGGTGGCCTCTTGCGCACCGGATCGCCGCAGGTCTCCACATGGCTGTGTCGAGACGCCCCCACTATCAGGGATGGGTTGTTGTGTCGCGGAGCGGTCTCGTGAATCGGGGGTAAGATGGCTGTCGTCTATCCATTTTCTCAACGCACGGCGGCGCGTTTGGCGGAACCGCCAGAGGCGGGCGCAACGCATCGCTGGCTGGCACAAGTCGCAAGTGGCGTCAGCCACATGCTGACACCAGCGAAGTGCGCGGAGTTCTTGCGGCGGTGTTGCGACGTACACGTCGCGCACCGGCGCGTGCCGGATCGGGAGATCGAGGCGGCGGTTCAGTTTGCCTATGCAGAGCATTCGACGGTTGCTGTCTTGAACTATGGGCGTGGCGCTTTGGAATGGCCGGAGTGTAATCGTGATTTGATCCGGGAGGTTATGGAAAAGACCGACCCGGTGTTTGATGGAGAAACGAGCACGGGCCTTCGGCCCGGCGATGTTCTTCCCCACCTTTTCAGGTCCGGGGAACTGGTCTGCACTGGTGCTGATAGTGAACGAGCGACGGTTCGACCGTTGGATGATGTTCTGACCGATGCGGAATGCCTTCAATTCATTTGCGTGAATCCGATGCGCGGGTCTCTGGCCGTGAATCTCACGGGCCATCCGTCGGCGCGGTGCCAGAACAATGTGATGGTGCGGCGGTATCTGGTAGCTGAGTTCGATGACGCGGCATTGACCAAGCGACAGCAAGCGCAGCTTGCGTCGTCGCTGGGGCATCTGGCGCCGCTGGTCATGGCGGTGGATTCGGGCGGGAAGAGCGTTCATGCGTGGTACTTCGTTGAGAGCCTGAGCCGACAGAATCAGACGCGGTTCTTCATGATGTGCTGCCTGATTGGGGCTGATCGGACACGGTGGGATATCTGCGGTTGGTTACGGATGCCGGGCGGGCTCCGTGTGAAGGCCGATGACTCACGTGTTCGGCAACGAATTCTCTATTGGAACGGTGATGCAATTGGTGTGGCTGGATTCATTTCAACTTTGGGGTTTGATGAACATGAAGAAACCAAGTCCGCTTGAGATCTTGATGAAGGAGTTTGTGCCGGCGGCGGAAATCACGGCTATCGAGACGGAAGTCGCGAAGGTACATGAGCCGCCTGCTGTTAAGTCGCTCGGCGAGATGCGGACACCGGTTTATGGGAACGATCCGAACGAACTGTTGAAACATCGGTTTCTTTACCGCGGTGGTATCTGCCTTGTCTGTGGTCCGACTGGAATTGGGAAGTCCTCTCTCCTTGTTCAGGCGGCGATTCACTGGGCGGTCGGAAAAGGTTTCTTCGGGATCGTGCCGGGCGACATCTATCAGCGGAAAGGTATGCGGATTCTACTGGTGCAGGCTGAGAACGATGAGGGCGATCTTGCTGAGATGCGGGATGGGGTTCTCGCTGGTTGTGACGATTTGACCGATGAGGAGAAGCGGCTGGCGGTGGAACGTATCATTGTGCGGACAGTCAGCGACAAGAGTGCTGAGGCGTTCGCCGCAGAGATTGAGGTCCTGCTCGTGGAGCGCGGCCCGTTTGATCTGCTTATGGTGGATCCTGCTTTCGCGTACCTGGGCGGTGATAGCAATTCCCAAAAGGACGTCAGTCATTTCATGCGGGAATTGCTGAATCCACTCCTGCAGAGGCTTCAGGTTGGAATGGTACTGGCACATCATACGAACAAGCCGTTACGCGGAAAAGAGAAGGACAATTGGGAAGCGGGCGATTTCGCCTATCTCGGGGCCGGGTCGGCTGAATGGATCAATCCGGCGCGTTCTGCGGTGGCGATCAGGTCCATCGGGTCGGACAGTGTTTTCGAGTTGCGGGCGGTCAAACGCGGGAAGCGTTTGCGGTGGTTGGACGATGATGGGAACCCTACGAACGTCCAGTACATCGCACACGATGATCGGCCCGGGCGGATTTGTTGGCACAAGGCGACGGCGGAGGCGGTTGAGGACGTATTGAGCAAGCGGAAAGGTGGACGGCGCAAGCAGAACGATGATTTCGATTGCGTACATGCCGTAATGCACCGGCCCGGTGAAAGCCAGACGTTCTATGTAGACCTGATTTCCGGTGCCCTTGGATGCGGAAAAGAGACGGTCAGAAAGATGCTCAAAGCGTGCGTAAAAGGGCGGTGGCTCGATGAGTGTGGAGACCAATATTTCAGGCGTTATGAGGTGACGGATTCGGGGCGCGAAGAGGCTGAAAATCGGCCAAGTAAGCGCAATTGGGTAAACCAGAAACCAGAAACTACGATTTAGAGGTTTGTGGGAATGTGTAAGTCATTGCAAACAACAGCCACTTACGACGGAAAACGGGAACATGAAAACCAGAATAGACGGCAAGTTTCCCACCAACCTCCCCCTACGGGGGGAGGAGGTTGGTGGGAATGTTCAACGGGCAATTTGATTTGGGCAAACTAGGAGAATTGGCATGAAGAACTTGTTGGCAATTGACCCTGGGGCCAGCGGCGGGTTGGCATGGGTGGATGGTGACGGCGTTGTCCGGGCGGAGACCATGCCGGAAGGTATGACGGCAATGGTCGACCGCCTTCGTGAACTGGTGACGGTGTTGCCCGGACTTTCCTGTTTGATCGAGAAGGTCGGGCTCTGGATGCCGGGCGATCATCCCAATGCGGCGACGAAGTTCGCCAGGGGGTGCGGTCAGATCGAAGCGGCTCTCTATGCGTTGGGGATCCCCTTTGAGGACGTAGCACCGGGGGTCTGGATGAAGACTCTCGGCGGGTTGCCGAAAGACAAACCTGAGCGGAAACGGATGATTCGCGAACTCATGGCGCGGCGGTATCCACATCTGCGCGTGACGCTGGACACAGCGGATGCGCTGGGGATTCTGACTTGGAAGCTGGGTCTTGTCGCGAAGGATGGAGGTGAGCATGGAATGCCATCGGTGTGAACATCAGAAGGATGTGCAGGCCGGGAAGTATGCCAAGACTCCTTTCGGGCGGACGCCCTGCGCCAAGTGCGAACTGCGGGAGGTCTCGGTTCGCACGATGGAGCTTCATCAGGGTCGGCCTGTTTTCATGCCTGGCAGAGTTGAGGGCTCGGATTTGAGTTACGATATGACGCCGTTTCAGGAAGAAGTTGATGGGGCGGACGAGACTTTGCCGGTGGGTGTGATGGAAGAACTCGTCGCCCGGCTACTGGCGTTGCCGCAAGATTTGCGGGATGTCGTTTGCTGGCGGTTCACGGGAATGGAGTATAACGAGATCGGTCGGAAGCAAAATATTTCGGCTGCCGGCGCGGAAGCTCGGCACGAGCGGGCTATGGAAATGTTTCCTGAGTTGAGGGAATTGTTCATCGTCAAGACGGCGAAACAGAAGATGCGGAAGGCGGCAGGAACTGTAAAATGAACGGTATCAGGGCGATTCCCTTGAGAAGTTGTCGCTTTTCGTGCGCTATTCATAGGGAGAACGAGGAAAAGCGGTATTGTTATTCTGCGGCGCAATCTCTTGTGATAAAGCGGGTTGTGGCATATTTCGGCTGGTTTCGTTCAGGGATTTACAGGTCTTGGGGGCCCCAACACGCGGCGATTTCGTTTGCCCGGCGGTGTTTGCCTCGCTTCGCTTGGCGACACTTGCGGGACCGCGTAGTGGTGGGGCCCCAAGTGCGTGAGTGAAGGCGGCAAACGTCCCCGGAATGAGCATAGTGGCCGCCCTGGGACGGGCGTAGTCGTCCCTGCCGGCGAGTGAGCGCGGGGGCGCGAACGAGAGCCGCTTGCGCGCCGGGCGGCGCGTGTAGCGGCGACGGCTGGGCAACCGCCCGGCACAGGATCCGCGGCCGCTCCGCGAATGACGGGGGCTTGCCGCCGAACGACGAAAGACCGCCGCTCGTTGTTGTCTGGCGTCTTGCTCGCTTTCGCTTGTGGATGACGCCGGGAACGCCTGCGTTGGGGCCCCAGTTTAGGGGCGCTGGACGTCACTTGTCTGGCGTTCCGAGACCCGCGCCGCGGGGCGAGGAATCGCCAGGAGAAGTTGGTTGGAGCGGCTGTGCGTTTTTGATCAGTTTCTTGTCCTGCTCACGAAACCGGATAATTCTATCTTCATTGATCCATGACTCGACCTCGTCCCAAACCTGAAGGGAAGGAACGACTTCTGGTAAACGCTCGTGATACGTCCAGTTGTGAAGCCCTAATATTTCAACTGTGTTTGACTTGGTTGCGCTGGCAATCGTGATCTTTCTGGTGCTAGCGTCGAGTATGTTATCGCCGAAGACATTGCTGGACCAGAAGAACCCGTTGCTCGCCGCCAGCGCGGAAAGTCGTGACATTTGTTCTACAGAAAAGGTCAGTAGTGTGTTGGTTCCTTTGGAGAACATGCGGGTGAAGGTGGCGTTGCCATTTGTCTGTATGCTCAGCGTCCAAGCGTGATCGGGATTGTATCCGGGATCAACGCTAAGTACGGCGGATACCGGAGGGTTCGACTGGGCCGCTGCGATCGGGACCGTCAGAAGCAGTATCACGAGTTGTCCTATAATTCTCATCTCTCGCTCCAACTCAGTATTCGACAAGTTGACTTTACGAATAGTTTCGCGGGGGAGGATTGACCCAGATCGAGGGCAAACGCTCCCTCCAAGTGTCTGAAGTGTGGGAAAAACGCAGTGGGAAGACAACCTCAAAATGGAGGGCTTTCTGGGGTTCCTTAAGGGGGTGTGGTTAGTGGGGTGCTTGTGTGTGTATTTAGAGACTGGTGGGAATTCTTCCACGGAGCGCCGTAGGCGCGACCCCAGTGAGGGCGTAAGCCCGAACGGCCGGCGGGCGCGGCTCGAAAGGCGCGAAGCGGAACGCGAGCGCCAGAGCGACCGCCGGGGCTCTTTGGACAATCGAGCGGATGGAGTCGTTGATCGAGGTTGGTGAATGACTCGCGGTGCGGGAGCCGCGCGCGAAAAACGGGGTGTGGGGCGAAGCCCCACCCTTGTTTTGCAGGCGCACAACGCGCGCGCGACCGCGGCGCCGTAGCAAAACGAACGCGCCTGCCCCCCAGCGAGGGGGGCAAAAGGCGCAAGGGGGGGTGTCTTCGACAGGTGAGCGAAGCGAACACCATGGAGGGCCGAAGCCGTGTGAGCTGCGCGAGCCGGCGTAGGCCCGACCTTAGCCCCCAAAGGTTGGGGGCGTTCGGGGGTTTGGCGAAGCGGCGGAGTGGCATCCGGCAACCCGAAGGGCGGCGGCGTGCGGCGCACACTAAAGGAGCGGGGAAATGGGGTCCCCGCTCCGTGCGCCGCACCGGAAAGCCGCCGTGCTGGTGCCCCCTGCGGTTTGCCCCCTTTGGCGGATTCAATTTTGAAAGGGGGAATCTGGAAAGGGGGTTTCCAAAGGGGGAAAACTGAAGGGGGAAACAGCAGTGCCGAGTGCCGCCCGCCGCGTAGGAAGGGAGCCGCATAGCGGCGACCGTTCAGGTGAGGCCAAAGGCCGAACACCGATTGGGGCGAACGTAGTGAGGGGGTCTTCTTTTGGGGCAGCGAAGTGCGACTGGAGGCATGTCCGCGACGAACGACCGCCGTCAACAGCGGGGACTCAGGGGCTGTTGTAGAGGCGGGCGGTCGACGCGGCGAAGCGGTGAAGGCGTAGCCTTGACCGCGAGAGCATCCCGGCGCGCTCGCTGGGGGTTTTGGGGCGGAGCCGCGAATCCGACGATGACGACGACGGAAGCACGCAGCAGTGTCGGCGCGTATTTCGCGCCGTAACTGCAAGGGCTGGAGACGGCGACAGCGACGGAATGGCGGCGGAGGGGGTAGTTGGGGACCGGCGCGGCGTGTGCGTACGCAGACGCCGTGACGGTGGGGTCTGGGGGACGATTCCAGATATCAGATTAAATATTTCAGAGTAGAGAGATCGAGGTATTGGATTTCGGAGTGAGAGAAGACTCGATCCTATTGGTTTGTTGGACGGCAGGCACGGCTGGGTATCGTGGGCGACGTAGACGAACGCGATTCCCTGCTGTGCCGGTGGATGAATCGTAATCGTTTGCTTCATGGATCTGGCGGCACTGCGTAGCAGGCCGCTAAGCGCCGACAGGCGCGCAACGCGGAGCGGGAACAGGGCCTTGGCTGGACGCGAGACGGGCGGTACGGCGTAGACGTTCCGCACGGCGTAGTCGGCCAGACGAGGCGCTGTGGAGCGGAGCGTCTATCAGGAGCAGTTGCGATGCCGTGTTTCCGGAGCGCTTGCGCGGAGGACGCACGGCATGGCAACTGCGTTCAGGTGAGGCCGTAGGCCGAACACCGCTTTAGCGGAGCGCTGGCACGACGCCTGGCCTGCTTTTAGCAGGCGGCGTGACAGTGCGTAGCGTCGGGAGCCGCACAGCGTCCGCGACTAGCGGCGCGTGTGGCGTGAAGAATAATAAGCGGCCTTGATGTGTCGGGCCGGGGCGGAGCGACGTAGGCGCGGAGAACCGGAACGACTCATGAAGGCCGCATTCCGCTTTGTATTGGGGCGTAGCGCATGGAGTGTTGGCTGCGAGGGAGAGAGGACGGAACCGGCGTCGCATTTATTGCGTCGCCGGTGGAGGCTGAACGAGGGAGCAGACGACGCTCGATGCGCGGAGGGGGTAACGTAGCGTAGGGCCTGGCGCGCAGCGTGCCGCCCGTAGGGCAAGCACGATGCGTGACAGGCCCGGAGCGTAGTGGCGTTAGTGAGGCTGTAATCCATCGCTGAGGAATTCCATCCATAACGATAGTGGTGTCTTAGGAAGTTCAGGTATATTCACGCGGATGTCATATGTCTTTCCGGGCACCATGTTTGTTATGGTTGTCGGCCAATCGACTGCAAAGCCATCCAGATGTTCTTCCTGGGGTAGCCAATTGCAGGTCTCGAGTGTCTCTTCGCGGATGGGTAGTGTTTGCATGATGTTGGTTCCGTTATAGACTTGAACAATGCCGGACAATTGTGGGGCTTGGCGTACATAATTAGGTTTCCCATTCTCGTATGGAATTCCGATCACGAATCTAAAGAGATGTGAATGTTTTGGACAGACGAATTGTGCTTGGGAGGTTGTGTTGGAAATATTCAAAATGTGCCGTTGATACGGATACTCCAGTGGGAACAAAGCGCAGCCGGTGAGTAACACAGGCAGGCAGATTATAGAGATCATTTGTTTCATTGTATCCATCGCGAATCCAGTGTCGCTTCTCAAGAATAGCATCCTTCCGTGAAGATGGGTACTCCCCTCGGGCCTACCTGTCAATTCGGATTCCCTTCTTGATTATCGCCGCCGAGAATTTGGTGTTCCCATGGCGCGAGGCCGTGGGGAGCAGTTGATTCCTGTGCATTATACAGAGGTTAATAGTGAAAGATCAGGTGAGAATATGAAATTTCAGGCAGGTGAATCAGGGAATACCAACGGAAGGCCAAAAGGTAGTTACGGTGGTCGGATTATGGCGCTGGCGAGTTTGGATAAGCTGCTGGCTAGGAAGAAGAATCAGAAGGCTTTGATTGCGGCGTTGGAAAAGGACTTTCAAGGAAATCCGGTTCGGTTCTTCAAGACGGTGATTATGCCTTTACTGCCCAGGGAATCGAAGTTGTCTTTCGATCATGACGGCGTGATTCAGTGGAGATCGCTACTCGGCGGGGACGCCGAGAAGGAGACTACTGAGGACCGACGACAGATGACGGACGTGCCGGAAAGTGAATTTGTTGCTGGGGATGATGGCCGCCGGAAAATTGACCCGTGATAAAGAAGAAGATTTGAACAGAAGAGCGCGAAGGTAGCGAAGAAAGAAAAGATTGCCCGCGAATTGCGCGAATAAGACGCGAATGTTCGGAGACCAGAATGGCGATTACCCTGAACTATCAGCCGCATCCTGCGCAATTGGAGATACACCGGGCACGCGGCGTAAGATTCCGGAGTGTTTGTACCGGCAGACGATTTGGCAAAACGCTTTGCCTGGCGGCGGAATTGTTGGATAGAGGCGGATGTGAATGCGCTGGTGATTATGGTTGGGTCGCCCCGACTTACAATGTCGCCGAACGTGGAATTGAGGCGTTCAAGACGATAGCGGATGGGTTCATTCAGGTTTCGGGACGCGCGCCGTCGCGGGTGGAGTTTGCCGGTCCGGCTGGACCGGTACGAGTCTGGTTCTTGTCCGCTGATAATCCCGACAACATTCGCGGATTCGGATTTCACGGACTTGTGATTGATGAGGCGGCATCTATTCCCCAGGACGTTTGGCATTATGTTCTACGTCCGACAATAGCCCAGACGCTTGGATGGGCAGTGTTTGTCAGTACGCCGAAAGGTCGCAACTGGTTCTACGATCTCTTTACCCGTGGGCTCGATCCCAGCGAGAAGGATTATGCAAGTTTCAGGTTTCCGAGTAACGCATCCCCCTACTTTCCAGCGAAGGAATGGGAGGAAGCGAAGCGGACATTGCCTGCGGATGTTTTCCGGCAGGAATATGAGGCGGAGTTCCTGGAAGATAGCGCGGGAGTTTTCAGGAATATTGAAGGGTGTCTCATCAAGGATGAAGGCGGACACCTGAAACCTGAATGCGTGAGGAATGTAGTTGTCGGCTGTGATGTGGCGAAGCATACGGATTGGACTGTATTGATCGCGATGGATGCGGAGACGGGGCGATGCTTTGCCATGGAACGGTTCAATCATCTGGATTGGCCGATTCAAAAAGAACGGATACTGGCATTCGTCCGGAAATTTAGGGGGAGATTGATTCTGGATGCTTCCGGTGTTGGAGATCCGATCTTCGATGATTTGAAGAGACTGCATGGTGATATCGAGGGGTTCAAGTTTACGGCGGTGAGCAAGACGGAGTTGGTGCAGAGGCTCATTGTGGCCGTAGAGCAAGGACGAGTGTCGTGGCCGGCCGGGAGTGTTCAGTGTTCGGTGTTCAGTGGTCAGGAAGAAAGAATTGAACAGAAGATCGCGAAGGACGCAAAGGATGGAGTGCCCGTTCGACAGGCTCAGGGCAATGCTTCGCATTGGGATATTTTGACGAATGAGATGAAGAGGTATGAGTATCAGATTTCGGCTTCGGGGAATATTACGTATGGGGCACCGGCGGGATATCATGATGATTGCGTGATGGCGCTTGCGCTGGCGAATCATCGGAGATGGGAAACGGAGAGTTGCGGGAGGATGTTGAGGGTACTGGGACACGGACGGATATTGACGACACGGACTAGGAGACGGGAGCGAGTGTTGAGTGGGTGAGGTACGCCGGCCTTGACCGGAGCGGTTCACCGCGTACGGTCGAACGGTTGGTGTGCGCCCAGCATGGGCGCGTTGTAAATAGAGTGAAAGTCTCTTGTAGGAGAACCATTCATGGAAACATGAAAACATAACTACTACTTGAAGCCAACTCTGGAAGGGTAACCAACCGGGGGAAGGAAGGCTAGAGGAAACCGGCGGGCCGATGAACAAGAACCGCATATAAAGGCCGACGCGATGCGACGAAGGGGCACCACGCAACGAAGTCGCTGGTTCAGTCGCGGAGGTAAATGCGGCGGTCGTGCCGGGAAGCAACGCGCTCTTACCTGGGGAGACCCCAACGGGGCAACCTGGAGGGGAGTCAGCAGCGGCCATAGTAATGGTTAACAAGCCGGGGGCTGAGAAATGCCCGTAAACATAGACACCGGAAGACTTGATGCCATAAAGGGCCAAACCGAACAGGAACGATCCGACCCTGTGGAGGACATCGAAGCCAATGACGCCGGGAAAGGCGAGGCAACGATGAGAGCCGCCACGGAGGGAAGCATGGGAACGTTCAGGAGGAAACCATGATAGAGCAAGTCCTTGATCCGGAAAACCTGCAAAAGGCTTGGCGACGAGTCAAAGCCAACGCAGGCGCACCGGGCATTGACGGGATGACAGTCGAGGCGTTTCCGGTATTTCACCGGAAGCACTGGCCACGCATTCACTCTGCACTCATGGCGGGAACATACCGTCCGGCGCCAGTGCGCCGGGTGTTCATTCCCAAACCCGACGGAACGCAACGTCCGCTGGGAGTGCCGACTGTGCTGGATCGAGTGATTCAGCAGGCGTTGGCGCAAGTGCTGAATCCGCGATTCGAAGGCGGGTTCAGTCAACAAAGCTACGGTTTCCGCGAAGGCCGCAACGCGCATCAAGCGGTGCGGGCAGTGGAAACCTGCTGGAAAGAGGGACGCCGCCATGCGGTGGACTGCGACCTAAAGTCCTTCTTCGATACGGTCAACCATGAACGGCTGATGGGGCAGTTGCGGGGGAAGATTCACGACCGACGGGTCTTGGGTCTAATCCACCGTTACCTTGAAGCCGGAGTGGTTCTGCCAGACGGCACCCGCGAGGCTACGACTCAAGGAGTGCCGCAGGGCGGACCGCTGTCACCTCTGCTGGCCAACATCACGCTAGACCCTTTGGACAAGGAACTCGAAAAGCGCGGGCATCGTTTTGCCCGTTATGCTGACGACTTTCTTGTCATGGTCAGAAGCGCGAAGGCGGCTGAACGGGTGATGGCGAGTCTGACTCGATTCGTCGAAGGACGGCTGAAACTGGTAGTCAACAGGGCGAAAAGCAAATCCGCGCCGCTCAAGCAATGTGCCTTTCTGGGATTCCAGATCGGAGCAGTTGGGAAAGTGGTATGGACTGCCAAGGCTCTGACACGCTTCAAGCGAAGGGTGCGAGAAATCACCCGACGCAATCGGGGACACAGTGTGCAGGATGTCATAGACGAACTGCGCCGCTATGTCACCGGCTGGCTCAATTACTTCGGAATCAGTCACACCTACACAGGAGTGCTGGAACTGGATGAATGGGTCAGGCGAAGAGTGCGGTTGTACTACTGGAAGCAATGGAAACAGCCCCGGACTCGCCGACGCCATCTACTGGCCTTGGGCATTCGCCGCGAGGAAGTACACATGGCTACGCGAAGCCGCAAAGGGTATTGGAGGATGAGCAGTAACAGTATTCTTCAACGTGCCCTGAACAACCGCCGGCTGCATGAACAGGGAGTTCCCGACATTCGTAAATTGTGGATTACTCTTCACTATGGGCAAATGGCCCGCGTCTGACCGGAACCGCTGATTGCGGACCCGCATGATCAGTGGTGTGGCACCCGGGGCTGGCCTATTGGGTCAGTTCTCGGGGAGCCGATTCGCGAAATCTCTATCCTCTTTCTTCAATTCCTTGAGTCTTTCCATGTCTTTGGTAAACCGCCAGCGAGACACATGCCCCGACCAGTCATGAAGGAACGCTCGGAGATGGAGCGCGGTTGTGTACTCATCCGTTGATCGATCTGTAACCAGAGTCCATTTCATATTTACGGTTAGAGTCTGATCTTTGTGAAAAGGTAGATTCTTCGCTTCTGCAAGAAACGATCTCGCACGGACAGTGCCATCATTGGGCACAGGAATGAATGGAATGCGCAATCTTTCTTTTGGCAGAACGTCAACGGTCTGTCCCTCCTTGGTGGTGATCCTGGCTTCGGTCAGGATCACCTCTTTCAGTCCATTTGTTTTGCCTTGAACCGTGAGAAGTAAGCGCCAGGGATTTGTCATGTTCTCCACAGTTCCTTCCAAGGGAGGGCCATTGACATTGAAGATAACGCCATTTGTTTCGATGAAGTCCGGTCGAAATGCTTCCTGATGGGTGCTCCGTCGTGGGTAAAACCACGCGAGGGATGCCGTCAGCACGCCAAGTGCAACGGCAATCCACAATACCTTTTTCATCATCTTTCTCCTATCGCGAACCATAGCATTATAGACAGACATGTCGGAAATGCTGGAGTCCGTTCGACTTAGGTAAATGCTAGTACTCTTGGCTGTTAAAGCAAGGACTTCTCGTCGGTTTTGTTTCGTTTTCTGCTCTTTCCGTTGATTCCTGTGCATCTTTTGAAGGCTGTGGGGTTAAACCTGAGACGTGAAACAGGAGATACAGGACATGAAACAGATGATTGGTGCAATCGGAGTGATGGCGATGGTTTTGTGTGCCGGGTGTGCTTCTACGGTCAAGAAGGTGGATGTGAATAAGGGGCTGGATAGTTATTACAATCAGCAACGGAGCGTGGATCTGCTGACGGTGACGGGGACGAACATGACGATCACGTATACCGGCGTTTCGGAATACAAGGTGGCTTCTATTCTGCCGCCGATGAATGTGTTACCGCGTGAGCCGGGGGTGATGGAGAAGATCGTGGATGGGGTTATCGGGCTCGGGAAGTGGGGAATCGGTTGGTACTACGGGTCCCAGATTGCGACAACGGCGCTGCAACAGCCGCGGACGGTTGAGCCGACGGTGGTTCAGCAACAGGTTGTTTCGCCGGAGGTTGTGACGGTTTCGGGAAATTGAAGAAAGATTGGCCGCGAATAGCGCGAATCAGGCGCGAGTGTTGCGGCGGGGAATTATGGGAATGATGGGACCTATGCCGATTCAGATTTATAGCCAGAAGAACAATTCCTGGAGGGATCAGTACAATCCCCTGCGGGGAATGTCGCTGCAGAAGTTGCTGGCTTTGCTGGATGCTGGGGAACGTGGGCAATATGCGGATTTACAATGGTTTTACCATTTCATGGAGCGGTCGGATGCGATGGTCTTCTCGGTTCTTCAACGGCGGCGAGCGGCATTGCTGAGTTGTGATTGGGATATCCGACAGGTGGCGGAGATTGAGAGCGGACAAAGATTTGAACAGAAGGTCGCAAAGAACGCAAAGACGGATACCGTCTTGGCGGATGAACAGGTTGCCATGTTGCGGGAGGCTTATGACCGGATTGAGAATTTGCGGGATGCGGTTTCGTTTCTGTTCTCCGGGTTCTTCCGTGGATATGCGCATTTGGAGAAACATTACTCGGATTCAGGTTTGATCGAGCGGCTTGAGCCGGTTGAGCAATGGTTCTGGGTGCGGGATGGAATGTACGGTGACTGGGAATATAATCAGAACGCGGTGAGCGGTCGGTTTCGCGGGATGCCGATTGATCCGTCGAATTTCGTAATTCTGGATACGATCCCGTTGAATCGGCTGCTTTCGATGCTCTATCTTGGCCGGACTTTGGCTATGAAGGATTGGGATTCGTTCCTTGAGGTTTATGGGATTCCATCGGTGTTCCTGGTTGGACCGCCGAACACTCCGGATTCAAAGGCAGAGGAATACCAGAAGATCGCTGAACAGTTGATCTCTGACGGGCGCGGATATTTGCCGAATGGTAGTGACATCAAGTACGTGAACGGCGGCGGGAACCGCCCGCCGTTTCAGGAACGGATTGAGTACATTGACCGGCAGATTACTTTGGTGGCGACTGGTGGGCTCTTGACGATGTTGGCTGAATCGGGTTCCGGTACGCTCGCCGGCGGTGCGCATATGGAGACGTTCATGCAGATCGCGCGCGGGGATTCGTTGACGGTTAGTGAGGTCTTGCAGGAGCATTTTGATGCGCCGTTGCTGGCAGAGTTCTTTCCTGGGCAACCGGTGTTGCGCGCCGTTTCTGAGATCGTGAGTCCAA